ACGCGTGGACATTATTAGCGGCGGATTCCCATGCCAGCCCTACAGCTCCGCAGGAAAGCGACTGGGCAAGGACGACGAACGCCACCTGTGGCCCGAAATGCTGCGAATCATACGCGAAGCTGCCCCGGCCTACGTTGTGGGCGAAAACGTTCGCGGCCTCACTAATTGGAACGGAGGCGTGGTCTTCGAAGAGGTGTGCGCTGACCTGGAAGCTGCGGGGTACGAAGTATGGACGGGCATACTTCCAGCTGCAGGCGTCGGCGCACCCCACCGACGGGACCGGGTTTGGTTTGTTGCTCACTCCAACGGCGGTGCAGACGTGCGAACACCCGGACGACATGCAGGCACGGGCACAGGCGAAGGGATACCGGAACGGGACAAAGTACGGATCCCTGACCAGTCAGGTGACGTACGGGATGCTGCCGACACCGATTGCAGGGGACTGGAAGGGACAGTTGAGGTCGGACGGTACGGCGTCAATGTTGAGCGGCAAAGCGAGTTTGGGCATGCTGCCGACACCGACGGCGAGGTGTTTCAACGCGGGGACGGAGAAGGAGAGGCCGGAAGGTCAGCCAACCAGAGCGAGCGAACTCAATCATTTGGTAAGTCAGGATGCTGGGAAATCTTCCCAACTCAACCCCCGGTTTGTGGCGGAAATGATGGGATTTCCCGTGAACTGGACGGAATTACCTTTTCAAAATGGCGCAACGAATCCATCAAAGCCTACGGCAACGCAATAGTGCCGCAGGTTGCCTATCAAATCTTCCAAGCGATACAAAACGCGAATGAACAGTACTGAACTCATCGGACGAGCGCGGGACCGCTGGAACGAGATAGACCACGAGGGCCTCGACTGGTTTTCGTTCTTTAACGGCTGGCTCGAGGGCAGGGCAGATATTGCCTACTCAAAGAAAGAAGCTGGTGACTATTAACTCTAGCTGGTGACTATGGCTGCGACTATGGCTGGTGACTATTCCACAGAGGGAAATGCGTTTCCTTCTGTGACCCTAAACAACACCCAAACAGCGAACAACAATCCTTAAACATGAACTCCCAGCACACACCCGGCCCGTGGACTGTTGCCCCTTTGGGCACTATAGAATTCAAAGGTGGGTTCATCGGTGAGGCCTATGATATGAACCCGGGTTATTACGGCGAAAAATCAGAAGATCTTCCGGTGATGGCGAACGCCCGGCTGATGGCGGCGGCCCCGGATATGCTTGAACTGTTACAGGCATTGACCGGGTTCGACAGCATCCGTAAAGCCCACGCAATGAGAGCAACATTGAAACTCTTAAAAGAATTCAAATGAACTACCTCGGCTACCTCGATACGTGGAGCGTCTTCGACTTCACCGGCTGGTACCTCTTTGTTTCACTCTTTTTCTTTGTCCTACGAGATGAGCTATACAAAAGCAGAGCGCGCAGAAATCGCGAAGAACATTCGTGATTACGCCAAAGAGCGCCGCATCGAATACTGGAAGAACTACAACCTCAAAGACGACGAGGACACACGGTGCTTCACCAGATACGCCACGAACTACGATTACCTTTGGCTCCAAGCCGTCGCAGACGACGTACTCGGAAAAATCAAGCACGATGAACTCTACTGGATTGACAAGGGTTAAGCTCTCCCAACTCAAGAGCAACCCGAACAACCCGCGAATCATCAAGGACGACAAATTCCGGAAGCTGGTCCAGTCGATTCAGGACTTCCCGGAGATGCTAGAAGCCCGGCCTATCGTGTGCGACCCCGACGGGGTAGTTCTCGGAGGGAATATGAGGCTCAAAGCCTGCCGGGAGGCAGGGCTCAAGGAAGTAGCCGCCTACGTCGTTACATGGGAGGAATCCAAGCAGAGGGAGTTTATCATAAAGGACAATGTAGGATACGGAGAATGGGACTGGGACGAGCTCGCAAATACGTGGGACCCCATCCAGCTTGAAGAATGGGGGCTCGACGTGTGGCAGGAAGAGGAGGAAAAAGAAGAAAAGCCCGTTAAAGAGAAGTGCGAAACCTGTGGGAAATGAGCTTGACGGAATTGACACCTAAAAAGACTATGCTAGACGCTCTCGAGCGTTCACTCGGCATCGTGTCTACAGCTTGCGAGAAAGCAGGTATCAGCCGGCAGACCCACTACAACTGGCTGAAGGACGATCCCGAATACAAGGAGGCGGTTCGAGCTATCGAAGAGCGGACTATCGACTTCGCAGAATCCCACCTACACGCGCTCATCAAGGACAAGAACCCGGCCGCGACTATCTTCTTCCTAAAGACCAAAGGGAAGAACCGCGGCTACGTAGAACGCCAAGAAATCGAAATCAACGAGCCTCGGCCGCTTACGTGGTTTAAGGAATGACCCTTGCACAGTCTTACTACGACTGCAAGAACTCGACCTCACGCATCCAGATACATCAAGGAGGCACCCGGTCGGGGAAGACCTATTCTATACTCCTTTGTCTTATCGAGTTCTGCTACAAGAACCCAAACGCGGGAGCCGTCGTTACCGTAGCCCGGAAGACCTTCCCGGCTCTGCGTGCTTCCGTCATGCGGGACTTCTTCTCTATCCTCGAACGCGAGGAGATATACAACCCCGAACTCCACAACAAGAGCGACGCTACCTACCTACTCTTCGGGAATCTCGTGGAGTTCATCTCCGTAGACCAGCCCCAAAAGGTTAGAGGCAGGAAGCGGGATATCCTTTTCATAAACGAAGCGAACGAGGTCTCTCTGGAGGACTGGAGGCAGCTCCTTCTCCGGACTACCCTCAAGGCAATAATCGACTACAACCCTTCGGACGAGTTTCACTGGATCTACGACGAAGTAATACCCCGAGACGATGCGCAATTCTTCAAGACGACCTACCGAGACAACCCCTTCCTACCGGCGGAACTCGTCGCCGAAATTGAACGGCTACAAGTGGCCGACGAGAACTTCTGGAGAGTCTATGGACTCGGAGAGCGAGGAGCATCCCGAAGCACCGTCTTCACCCACTACACCACAGTAGACCGCGTAGGCCCGGAATGGAAGCTCGTAGCCTACGGGCTAGACTTCGGGTATACGAACGATCCGACCGCGGTGGTAGGAGTCTACACCGATGGACACGGGTACCTTCTCGACGAGGTGCTCTACCGAACCGGACTCTCGAACCGGGAGATATCGAAGCTCCTCGAGGTAGGGAAGTCGCAAGTGATAGCCGACTCCGCGGAACCGAAATCTATCGACGAGCTCCACGGGTACGGGCTCAACGTCCACCACGCAAGGAAGGGCCCCGACTCCGTACGGGCAGGGATTCAATTCCTACAGTCTCGGCCCCTTGCGGTGACCTCTGGGAGCGTGAACCTCATCAAGGAACTCCGTAACTACAAGTGGAAGGAAGACAAGAACGGGAAGGTCCTAAACGAGCCTGTAGACGCGTTTAACCACGCTATCGACGCAGCGAGGTACGCGGCGATGTTCAACCAGTCGAACCCCAACTTCGGGAGGTATAGGATAGGATAGAGAAAAAAAGTTCTGAAAATATTTGGAGGTTTAGAAAGGTTGCCTATCTTTGTGGGGTCAAACAAACAACGAGAAAACATGACACTTGGAGACCTTCCCTTCGGCACTTCAGTTCTTTACAACGACTGCAAAAATTACGACGTTCGATTTGTGGTTATCGGGCAGGTTAAAGACGATTGGGGTTTGCGGGTTGAAATGCTCAAGGAAAACGGCTGTTTTGAATCATTCTGCGCTCATTACGATATTGGTAGAAATTGGAGTATTGCAAAGGATGAAATTTAACTGCATCTAATATCAAACCGCCCCCGGCTTCGGTCGGGGGCTTCATCAAACAACAATGGTTGGTGAATCGATGCAAGCAAGCAACACGCAAGGGGCTACGGCCCCTTTTTTTGTGCCTAATTTTGAGGAATCCACCCTCTTCCGTTATTCTCTCGTATGAACATCCCCTACCGCTGGGCTGACCTCACGCTCGGAGACCTTCAGGTACTAATGTCGAACGCGCCCGATCTGGAAAAGGTCGGCCACGTATGCCGCCTCTCGAAAGAGGAGGTACTGAAGCTCCCGATGGGAACCGTACTCGACGCGCTCAACAGGATTAACCACATCCCCGAAGTAGCCCGGCATGAGCAAGTGATTACAATCGAAGGGAAGAAGTATGGCTTCGTAAAAGACTGGGACGAGTTCACCACCGGGGAGTGGATTGACTGCGAGAGCTATCAGGAGGACTTCTGGCCAAACGCTCACAAAATCATGGCGGTTCTCTACCGGCCGATGAAGTACCACGTAGGAAAAGAATACAGCCTGAAGAAGTACACGGCCAAAGAGGACGCGGAGCCGTTCAAAGGGATGCCGGCCGACCTCTTTTCAGGTGCGCTGCTTTTTTTTTGGAATACAAGAATAACACGTCTGCAAACTTTGCAAGCGTCTTTGCTGGAGGTGACGGAGGGAGTTCTCAATTCTACGAGAAGTGGAAGTGGTACCCCATCCTCTACACGCTCGCGAACAACGACGTTCTCCAAATGGATAAAATCACGGAGCTCCCGGTTCACGTCGTACTTCAGCACCTCGCGTTCCTCAAAGACCTAGCTATAGAGCAAAAGAAGCGATGATTACACTAAACACAATTGTAAAGAGGTTCGAGGACTTCGCAGATAACCACTTCTTCATCCGCTCCTTCTCGTTTGGAGGGCCGGAGGATGTGGATCTGGAGAAGTTCGACCAATACCCTCTCCTCCACCTCATCTACACCGGAGCGACGTACGAGGACACAATCAAGACTCTCGACTTCGAGGTATATATCTTCGACCTTCCTTCGGCCTATGAGGACAAGAACGAGCGCCAGAAGGAGGTAGTAAGCGACGCGGAACAATGCGCAGAGGATATCCTCGCAGATATCGCGAACGGGCAGAACATCTTTATCGATTCGGAGGACTACGAGATAGCGAACGCCAGCGTCACTCCCCTTCAGGAAGCGAACTCGAACGTACTCGCGGGCGTTCTTCTGGAGCTTTCTATCACGCTCCCCTACGATCGCTCTGCGTGCGATGCTCCGATTAACGGAGTTCAGCCGGAGGGAGGCGGGTTCGTCTACCAGCGGCGCGGATTGCTCCGGGTTCTGACTCAGAACGGGACGGTAGACGTTCTTTCGGTGAATACTATCAAGGTCACGAACGGAACCCTCATCGACGAGGGGAACGGAGTGGTCTCTATCGACACGGGAGGAGGCGGAGCGGAGAATCTCGACGACCTCGCAGACGTAGTTATCACGGACCCTCTAGACCACGATTCGCTCGTGTACGACGAGGGAACCGGGGACTGGATTAACGGAGCCCCAAAAGCTCTCGACCTTCCGATTTACAACGGTACAGCCAGCCCTATCCTCAAGGGAAGGGCAGTAAAGGCTACGGGAAGCCACGGAGATAAAGTAGAGGTAGGGCTGTACTCAAATACCGACGACCCGAAGGTATTCATCGGGCTTACCACGGCGCAGATACCAGCGGGAGGAACGGGACACGCAAGGACCTACGGAGAGCTTCGCGGCATCGCTACCGATATGTACCCTGTAGGAACGATTCTGTACTGTGGGACGCTCGGACAGCTCACAGACACGGAGCCGGTAGGGAAGTACGCACGTATCGCCGCTGCTACCGTTATCCGGTCTCAGCAAAATACCGGGAGGCTTTTCATCCGTACATGGCAGCCGCAGTTTACGCTGAACTCTTTAGCAGACGTTTATTACGACCCGCTGGAGTCGTGGATAGGTAGCCCGATTGTTCTTACTTGGAGCACTACGCTACAGCAGTACCAGAGGCAGGTTCTTGTTCTTAGCTCTGCCCTTACTTCTCTTACAGACGTAGATATTCGAGGGGTAGTAAACAACTCAGCGCTGGTCTACAACTCGACCACGACTAAGTGGGAAGACAAGCCGCTCCGGATTGAGAACTGCGGGGACGTTACCTACATACCGGCCTCTACTTCGAACGGGGCAATCCTTCAGTGGAGCAGCTCCCTTCAGAAATGGACCGCACCGCCTAAAATCGGAAAGGCTCCCGCTCCAGCCGGAGAAGGGCAATTCTTGATTTACGTAAACACGGCCGGAGAAGAGGACTCAACGAACGGTCTTCGCTGGGATGAGGCTACGGACCGTCTAGCAATTGGAAAGACCACACCTACCGAAGCTCTCGACCTGGTAGGAAACATCGCGGTAACCGGGACCGTAGATGGAAGGGATATCGCTACGGACGGAACAAAGCTCGACGGAATCGGCGCAGGAGCTACGGTAGTTTCTGTAACAGGTACGGCCCCCATTGTTTCGAGCGGTGGAGCAAGCCCGGCTATCTCAATTACAGCCGCTACAACCTCCGCCGCGGGCTCTATGAGCTCCGCAGATAAGACGAAGCTGGACGGGATCGCGGCGGGTGCGGAGGTGAACCAAAACGCGTTCTCAAACTTCGCGGTATCTGGGCAGACTACGGTAGCAGCAGACACGAAAACCGACACGCTCACCTTGGTAGCAGGTACGAATATCACGCTTACCACCGATGCGACTACCGACACCATAACAATCGCAGCGAGTGGTGGCGGAACTTCCTACAGCACCGTACGCACGCAGAGCGGCACCACGTACACACTGGCGTTGACCGATGCAGGGGACTACATTCAAACCACTAGCACCACGGCCGTCACGATTACGGTGCCGCTCCAGTCGTCGGTAGCATGGGTGGCAGATACCGAGATCTACTTCGAGCAGAACAACACCGGACAAATAACGATTGCAGGAGCTTCGGGGGTAACGGTCAACAGCAGCGAAACCCTCAAGACGGCTGGCCGATATTCTGTTATCGCTCTGAAGCGCGTAGCTTCTGACACGTGGACACTCACCGGTGAACGCCAGCTCGCATGATGTTCCTCAAAGCAGTAAGCGCCGCAAGGCTGGAAGGTGTTATTACTACCGACCTTTCCCTGTATCTCTCGGCGCACGATACGGACAGCTATCCAGGCTCTGGATCTACGTGGACAGATTTAAGCACGAACGCGAACAATGCAACGCTGTACAACAGCCCGACGTTCAGCACCGACAACGGAGGCATATTGGATTTTGACGGTGTGAACGATTACGGTGACGATGGAAGCACCACAGGCACGCCATTTGGATTTGGAAGTGGCGCATTTACAGTAGAATACTGGGTGAAATATGATAACATGACGGCCTACCATACTGTTTTAGACAGCAGGCGACGCAGTAGTTTTTACAGCAGTAACTTTGGATACTCGGATTTCATTGAACCGTCAAATGACACCTTCAATGTTTATCGAAATACGGCCACAATTTTTACAAGTAACGCCGCATTAAGCGCAAATACTTGGTACCATTTAGTGCTGTCTCGGAGCAGTACAGCAACCAATGATACACGATTCTATGTCAACAATGTTTTAGACAAAACAACAACGATAAACGTCAGTTTTACAGATTACGGCGTCTACTACATTGGGCGAAATATCGAAGGAAGCGCCTATTCCAACGGGAAATTAGCGCAACTGCGCGTCTACAAAGGGAAAGGGCTTACCGCCGCAGAAGTAACAAGGAACTGGAACGCACACCGCAGATTGTACGGGCTATGAGCCAGAGATACTACCGAATAATATCACGCGAAACCTTCGACCGGGCACCGGTGGGTGGCATCAAAGGCACGCGCGAATCGCAGAGATGGAACTTGGATGGATCGCACTGCATTGTGGAGCGTGCTCCCGAGTTGGATGTAAATGTCCGTTGGGTTGACGAGGCCGAAGCTCTGACTGTTGTCGCAGGCCCGGAGTGGAACGACCCGAACCCGTTCCCTGAAATTCCCGAAACCGATGGCGAAAGCTAAACAGCAGGCGCAGCCGGTGCGCATCGAGCGGAAGATTTCGCGGCCCGGAGTGCACGCGAAGACAAAGCAGGGAACCCACAAAGGATCTAAACTGTACAAGAAGACCTATAAGGGTCAAGGACGATGAGCAAGGAAGCTTCGAAGCTGTGGGTGGAGTTTGCTCAAGAGGTGCTGGATGCCTCGAAGCGTGAGCTCGGGACGAAACGTATCGGGAAGAACAAGAACTACGGGGTAGCCACAAGGACCCTCCAGCGATCGCTCGCGTTCAAGTTCCGTTTCGGGAAGACCGGAGTCTCGGAGATTCAGCTTTACGCGAAAGGGAAAGCT